AATAAAGGAACGTACGCACTTGGCTACACACATGATATTAACAATAACTTGGACTTAAACGTTACTTACAGCGAAACAAAGAATAGTCCGTGGATTAATATGTCAGGCGTGTGGGGAGAAGTTAACGGTGCTACTACAGTTGATACTAGTCTTACTTGGAGCGACGATGAGTTATGGGCACAAGTAGGCGTAATGAACACTAAGACAGACATTAACAAAGGACTAGTAGTGAATGTAGATGATGCGATTTCTGCTTACTTTGTTGGTGGTGTTGACTTAGATGATTTTACTTTTTATGCAGGTGTTAAACCAAAAGTAATTAGAGGCAACATCGCTTTATCTATTCCAAATAGTGTTGATTCGAATGGAGTTATGCACTATAATTCAACAAGTAATAATTATGGAACGAGTACAGTACCGTTTATCGGCGGAACACATACTTATTACTTTAAAGAAAACGACGAAGATGCATTGTTAAACACAGATGTAATTACTGATTCATACGGTAACCATCAAGTTAACTTTACATTTGAATATAAATTTTAATTAATAAAGGAAAAAGATATGGAAATTTTACTTATGATAATTGGTTTGCCTGTAGCAGTGTTTTTATGTATTGCTACTGTTTGTTTTGCTGGAATAGTACGTAGATAACTACATATTTTTAACTTTTAATACTTGAGGAGAAGTAAATGAAACTATTTGATATATTAGCAATTGTGTTTACACTAGGCATGATTGCATGGATTGTAATGTTAGTGACTATGTCGTACCAAGCATGGACTAAGTACACCAACCACAAAAGAACATAAATACAAACATATTAATTATGGTTGTATATTATGTCAGCAAACGGTATTTCACATCAAGCATTAAAACGCGATAGGCAGGACCAAAAACTTGCTATCGCTTCAGCAAAGATGCAAGGAAAGACGGTCGCAACTGACGGTACTATTTCAGGTAGCGTTGATTCGTCTAAGCCGTATTATAGAGAAAACAATACTCTGGATATCACTCAACTGCCAACACGTTACAACCCAACAAGCAATACAGGTGCTTTAGTAGATAATCCAAATTCATCGGGGTTATTACAAGGACGTCCTTGGACCACATGATATTAACACAAATATCCAAAGTGGCATAGAAATTGTAGGTTACTAATTTAACGATATCATTTCGTTTTGTATATATAATAGTATCATATTATAAAAATCCTTCATCATGAAATTCAGCAATCCGTTCAAGAGCAATAAAAATAAAAAGAAAGCAGTCCAAAAAAAGAAACTTCTTTCTGCTAAAGAAGAAGCAACCAAACAAGGTGAACCGTGGGTATCTGTACTTGATATGGATGTAAATATGCAGGATATTAGTAACGGGTCATTTGAATTAGATTGGAATGATTTATTCATCACCCGCCTGATGAAGGCTGGGTATCAAGGCAAAACCGATGCAGACATGGTTGACCAATGGTTCCAAGGTATATGCCGTAACATCGTCATGGAAACATACGAACAAGAACAAAGTGACCCACATATACGAAAAGTGGATTTAGGAAACGGAAGGTCTGAAATTAGTTAAATGATTTTATATGCCAATGGAGATAGCCACACTGCCGCTGCAGAAGCAGTTAACTCATATGCATTTGCCGAAGATGACAGAAATTTAGTACATCTAGGACGTTTGCCTCATCCTGCCAACTTAGCAGTATCATGGGGCAAAAAACTCAGTACACTATTAAAAATGGCATTCTACTGCGGTGCGGAAAGTGCGGCAAGTAATGACAGGATAATCCGTACAACTAAAGAGTACATCAATAACTACACACAAGACGTTACTAATCTATTTGTTGTTATTGGTTGGAGCACGTGGGAACGCGAAGAATGGCTTATAGATGATGTTTATTACCAAATCAATGCCAGTGGTACCGATATTGTTCCAAATTCACATAAAGAAAAATACAAAGAGTACATCACTAATGTTAATTGGCGTCATAAAACCAACCAAGCACATAAAGACATAATTGAATTACATAAATGGTTGGATGACAAGAATATTAAGCATATATTCTTTAACGGAAATAATACATTCAGTCAAATTCAAAACAAATTTGATTTTGGCACAGCGTACATAGAACCATACAATAAAAAATTTAGTTACAATGATTACCTAATAGATAATGGAATTTCAACCGTTTCTCACAATTCGTACCATTTCGGAGAAGATGGGCATACCAAATGGACAAACTATATGTTAAAATATATTGGTAAAAATAAACTAATATAACTTAACTTATGAAATACATTTTAGTAGATGCAATGAATTTGTTCTTCAGAGCGAAACACTCGACACACCGAGCAAGCGACACGTGGACTAAAGTTGGATTTTGCTTGCATATTATGTTTAGTTCCGTCAATAAGGTAGTTAGAAAATTAGATGGTGACCACGTTGTGTTCTTATTAGATGGTCGTAGTTGGAGAAAGGATTACTACGAACCATACAAACGAAATAGAAAAGAACTCCGTGATAAATTATCTGATAGAGAACAAGAAGAAGAGCAAATGTTTTTTGAGATTTTTGCAAATTTTCATAAATACTTACATGAACGGACTAACTGCACCGTTCTTAAAAATGACAACGCAGAGGCAGACGACTTAATCGCAAGATGGATTGCCCTACATCCCATGGATGAGCATGTCATTGTTAGTAGTGACTCTGATTTCTATCAGTTAATCACCAATCATGTTGTGCAATACAACGGTATCTCAGACCAACTCATCACACTCGATGGATTCTTTGACAACAAAGATAAACTCGTCATCGATAAAAAAACAAAAGAACCAAAAGAGCCCCCTAACCCTAAATGGCTTTTGTTTGAAAAATGTATACGTGGTGATACATCGGATAATATCTTTAGTGCTTTCCCCGGAGTACGTAAGAAAAGTACGAAAAACAAAATTGGTCTTTTAGAAGCATTCGACGATATGGATAATAAAGGTTACGCATGGAACAATCTCATGCTACAACATTGGACTGACCATAACGATATAGAACACCGTGTATTGGATGATTATGAGCGAAACAAGCAGTTAATAGATTTAACACAGCAACCAGAAAGTATTATACATTCTGTTGATGAAACTATAAAGGAAGCAACGACATCTAAGAATGTGAATGGTGTCGGAATACACTTTTTGAAGTTCTGTGGTAAGTATGAATTGACAAACATTTCAAATTACCCAGACCAATATGCAAAGTGGTTGAATAAACCATACAAAGGAGAAATATCAAATGATTAAAGCAAAATCAGTATCTAACAAATTTTGGATATTAAAAGGCAGCAATGGAAAGATAGGTGAGGTGAATTCTAACAATGGTGAGTATATTCTCACTATGAAAGGGGTTCGGACGTCATTTACTTCGTTATCAACACTAACGAAAAAAACAGGCATCGAATTTTCTAATACCATCGGTAATACTAATACCACAAACGATGATAATATATATGGGTTTCCATTCACAGGTAAAAAATTCAATGAGATGTGGGATTTGAAATTAAAATTACCACTATTCACTAAGAGAGATGATAGCAAATCATGGTTTGTTGCTGGGTACTTTAAAGTAAAGATTAAAGGAAAGTGGCGTGATATTTTGGCACCAAAATTACTTATATTGCAACGTAATGAATACAAGGGTCCATACAAATCATTGGACAATGGGGAATCATCTCATCAAGTAAATACAGTTAAAACAACATTTACAAAAAGTTCTCCACTAAGGAAGTGGTTTAGTTAATGATTCACATAAATAATTTTATCGATAAGATAAAATTCTTCGAATCTCGGAATAGCAAGGACTTCATTATACCAATGGCAGATGCAAAAAATTTGCACGCAGATATAACGAAGTTGCTATTGGTTCTACAAGAAATCAATCATTCAAAAAAGAAAGATAACATATCAGAATCAGAAAATGTTGATGGTGGAGAATGGTGATATAAAAATAAATATACTTATATTATTATTTTAAGTATAAATGTCTCGCCCAGCACCAATTATATTAATAGAATTAACCAACCCCATTACACATAAGACTGATAAAGTCATAAAAAGTGATGGAATATGGGCAGTCTATTACAATAACTGTCCATTCAATCTTAAAACAGAAAGCATAGTCGCATTTACTGCTCCAAGATACAAAAGCGTCTCATTTTCGAATAAGGGACATGCTATAAATCTCGCTAAAAAATTGAATAAACAATTCAATACAGACGAGTTCACTGTTGTTATCTTGTCTCATGCAGAAGTTATCTATTCAGAATAAAAAACTTATCGTCACCGAAGAAATGTTAAAGACATTTCCTGAACCATCTCGTTATGACATGCGAACCGCATTAATTAAATGGTGGATTAATTCTAGGGCAAAGGGAGGACTAAGGTTAACTAGCATAGGGTATAAATTACTAGGAAAAATGCAATATAAATCCCACGAGTTCAACGTTAAAAAATTAACCACATCTAGAAATTTAATCACATTGGATAAAAATTTAGAATGCCCGTATTATATAGATGGACTCGGAATAGAATCAAAAATTTGTATATTTGGTGATGAGGAGGCGATGACGATAATATTATTTAATGATTTTCATTCATTTTTAAGAACATTTCATTAGTTTGATTCTGAAATCCATTGACAATTTTATCCAAATACCCATTCAATAAATAATACTGATTCCGTTTCAGTCTTGGCAATAAGTCATCATAATTAAACTCATTGCGCAATACGTGTATATTTGAATCAATTGCATATTTCCACCTAGAAATATTTGGCATATTATCAAAACTATTGTCAATTATATCATCGAACATATCGAACCCATAATCCCTAGCATCTTGCACTGCTCCCCTATGTCCTATTATGATGGGGAGTTGTAATGAACCAAACGCTTGTAATAACTTTTCAGTTAAGGTTCCTTTACTCTCATAGTACAGAGTTTCCGTCACTACATTAACAGGTGATGATTTGAACACATCTAATAATTTTATAAAATTCCCAACGTTATCGAAATCATAATCTAAATATGATGGGATGTTGTCATTGACCTTACCAAGTGACATAACATTCGGAAAAATATCCATCTTTTTTAAATAATCATATACCATAATTCTATGTTTTCTCGGTCTCCCATTAAGGCACATGTATTTAATTGTGTTTGTTTTATTGTTAACATCATTCCACTCATCATATCGTTGAATGAAATGTTGAATAAAATCAAAACTATGTGTTGGGAATTCAATCAAATTCAACGTACCATCGTATATCTCGCTTAAATTATGATTCCAATGTATCAATATTATGTTTTGTATATTCGATTCTTGATAAAAATCCTCAATTGCAATAATTTCTGGAGATATATTATTATTGGCCACATTTATATTGTCCTGAGCGTGCAATACGATTCCGTTTACATCACGTACCACGGGTAATTCCATATCCCATATGTTGCTAGTTCGTGATGGTTTAAGAATACTTGGGTAAAATTTATACAATGGGAAAGCATTTGAAATGATTGTATTAAAATGAGTCATTTATAATGTAGGTTGCACAATAATAATATTTATTTAACACGTGTTAATAGTGTTTTTATATTATAATTCACAACTACTATAAAATGAGAAAATATGTGAAATATAAAACATACATAATAGAAGGCAAGGAATTTAATGCAGTTGATTTATCAAAAGAAACTGGAATACCACAGGACGCCATCAGAAATAGATTGAAAGTGGCAACTACCATCGATGAATTGTACCGACCATTAAACAGTAACATATACAAAGAACATATAATAGAAGGTGAGAAATTTACATCACCACAAGTCGCAAAAATACTAAATTGCAGTGATAGTACAGCACGTGCTCGGTTAATACGATGTACTACTGCCAAAGAATTGCTTTCCCCATTGGTCGATAAAACCAAGAATGGGAAAATAATAGAATATAACAAATCATCAGACGACTACAAGATTAATAAACTACTAATGGGAGCGTGGTGATGCCGTCGGCGATGTCAAGATATAAAATAGAGGACAAAGAATTCACAATTTCAGGACTCGTAGAAATTCTTAATTGCACCTACACCTCTGCGAAGAGAAGATTAACTACATGTAAAACTATCAATGAACTGTTAAGACCAGTAAAAAAGAAAAATTCCGGTAACGTTGCTAAGATATATGTGTTCGATGGGGTGGAGGTGACCGCCAAAGAAGTAGCAATTAAACTTAATTGTGGGTTGGATTCTGCTAGAAATAGAATTTATAAAGCAAAAACATTAAATGATATTTACAAAAAACCAATAAACTATCGGACAAAACGGAAGGCGGAAAAAGAACCAACCACAGATGAGGTGAAACTTCAAAAAATGAATAAACTACTAATGGGAGCGTGGTGATGGCACATAAAGTTGGTACCATTACCATTGAGAATAAGACATTTACCACGAATGATATAATGCAATCAGTTGGGTGTTGCAGAGCCACTGCGATTGGGCGTATGAAATCCGCTATTTCCATTAATGATTTACTTAGGGCAATAAACGTTAAAAATAGAAGGATTTTCGTCATAGAGGGGGTGGAGGTGACCGCACATGATGTGATGATAAAGGTTCCTTGTTCTAAAAATACCGCCTACGGAAGATTAAATAAGTGTGATACTCTCGATATGCTATATCGACCATTAGGAACTATGAGTACATGTACTGAATCAAAGAACCCACATAATAAAAAAATGACAGATATGGAAAATCCAATAAATAAACTGTTATATGGAAAATGGTGAAAAATTATATAAAATTCTCTTGACTTTCATATATAATACATGGCTAAATATAAAAACTTCTGAGGAGATATTTCATCCAATGCAATTAATTAACAAACTATTACCAATTCTATTAATCCCTGTAACTTCCAATGCAGATATAGACATGTATAAAGATTTCCCAGCAATTGCTTCGGAAATACTAATTTTAGAAGCATGCTGTGACACTAATGCGACCTGCTGTGTGGATTTTGGCGAAAGCATGTCAATTAATGACTTTAAGAACAAAGTTAAGTCAGTTGATACATATCGAAGCGGTGCGGTTAGGAGTCGCCTACGCACCTTGGAAATACAACAAAGACTCAATCGCACCCAACGTGAATACGATAATAGGTTTAATAATATAGGCGGGTTTAATTACAATAATTAATCCTTAATTAAACATGTAAATAAAAAAGGGGCTCGAAGCCCCTTTTTTTTGTTTTGGTTATGTATTAGAAAGTAACCGAAAGTTCAGCCTTTAATACACTATCAGTGTTTTCAGTCTTAGAATAAATGTATGTCATATTACCACGATTCAATTCAGTGCGAACTGTAGACAAATCATTCTTAACAATATATTTACCAGTAACATCACCAAGCAACGTTGGTAACGAAACTACCGCTCCCTTAACTGTAGAACCATTGTTGGCATCTGAAATATCTTCAAGAATACCATCATGGGTTACACCAATAGTATCTTCTACGTCAATATAAACACCAGTTAACGCCACACCAACCATAGTAGTAGATAATTGAATACCTGTATTAGTACCAACTGTGGTTTTTTGACGTTCTGCTAGAATATCAATATTACCAACAGATAATGAACCGGTTAAGAAACGGTTAGAATTTAATACATTTTCGGCACTAAGAAACACCCCACCAAATTCTCCAGAAATATCAGCAGTGGCGTTACCATCACCAGATTTTTGAGTAGCACTTACGTTAATACCACCGACATTGGTGGATAATGTAATCTTATTTGATACTGCTGATACATCTTGTAATAATCCCTTACCATCTTGTCCCTTCGATTTACCTATCTTTGCATCTAATCCTTCGATTGAGGTTTGAATATACATTTGTTTAACTTCCACTGTATTTGAATCGGTTTTGCCAATATTCTCAAAAGTAGTAGTTATCATTGTGTCATTATTTACTTTCCCCTTCAATGTTAAATCTAAATCATTCACCAATGTAGATGGACCATTATCATTGGTAATTGTGCTCTTCCACTTACCAATTAAAGAAACATCTGCTACCGCAGTTAAAGACATACTAGCCACAACGCCAGCGATTAATAATTTTTTCATTTTTTCTCCTATGAAATTGAAAATAGTAAAGTTGCATTATTACAACATAATAACATTTATAATACATTATGTATTATTTATGCTAACCAACTTTATTTAGTCGTTCCAAATTACATACCTTTTTTTTTAGGTAAATAACTAAATA